ATCGACAGACAATAGAGGGGTATCAGACTCCTTGTACTCCATGTCATCAGGGTCCCAGATCAGCCAGTATCCATTCTCTCCAGGCTGGGGCGGATTATTGTTGATGCTGGTGAGCCTGTCCTCCATTTGCTCAAATTCAGAGGGCAGGGGAGGGGGGAAAGCGTCTGTGGCGTTGATGGAGTTATGCACATGGGATAGGAAAATATTGCTGTGCCGGACCTGATCTTCCAATGTCCCCCGCACCTGCATCTCGTAGACCCCATCATCCGCCAGCATGGAGGAGGTGAGGAGTGCATAGTAGACGTTATCTCTGCGGTTGAGCTGGATGATGTTTTTCTCTCCATCTTTTGCCACATCGACCTTCAGGTCCCAGCCTTCCGGCAGATCTGTGCTGATCTCCAGGGTAACGGCATTGTTGTCCCCCTCAAACCCCAGCGAAAAATCTGCCGGGACACAAATATGCCAGTCCTGCATATAGAGCACAGCGATCACCTCCATCAAATCTTGCCTAGTTTCGTGTCTATCTCTTCGCCGCTGTATTTGAGCATGTAATAGCCAGAGGGAGCCGAAGCCAGAGCATTGACTCCCGCACTGGCGATCTGCCCCCGCAGCTGCTCCACTTCCGCCCTGAGCTGTGCCACCTGGGCATCCAGTTCGTCTATCGTTGCCATGTCTACCCTCCTATACAATGAGCCGTCTGCCGTACTTGTCCAGCAGCATCAGGCCGTTTTTGTCCTTGAGCTGGCCGTCCTGGACCGGAGTCGTAACGCCGTAATACAGGATGATGCAGCCGTCCGCGCCAGCTCCACCTTTGCCACCGGCTCCGCCTTTTCTAACAGCGGCACCGCCAGCATTATTGTTGATTGCAAAATCAGTTCTAGTTTCAGTTGTGATGTTATAGACGTAATACTGTGCTGAGACATTTGAAGATGCAGAGCTATCTCCTCCGGCCCCGCCGCCTCCTCCGGCACCAGAACCAGAGCATCCATAGACGGATGCATCAGCCCCATCCGCACCGTCTCCACCCGTTCCACCCTTGTTTGGGTACACAAATGCGTTTATGTATCCTGTTGTTATGCTTAAGCGCACACTTCCGACTTCTGCATCACCCCCAGGAGTTCCGAGATTGTTGCCAGAGTTTCCTCCAGCCCCGCCTCCGCCGGAGGCTCCAAGGGAGAAATTTGCGGTCGCGTCAATGTCCATAGATATATTTGAGCGGCGTTGTGTATCAGAATCGCTTCTGGTTGCCGAGCCAGAAGGCTCCTGTTTCCCTCCTGACACGCCGCCAACACTCTCGCCATCAGCACCAGAACCGCCCTTTCCGCCGTCTGCTCCGCTGTCACCGCTCTTAGCATATGTGATGCCACTTATGATGTCCGTATAGCCCGCAGAGCTCGTGCTGCCACTGTTCGATGAATAACTTCCGAAGGTAGTTGCTCCCCCGAGAGCTCCATTTGAGGTGCCTTTAGACCCACAACTGTACGAGATCCGAGAACCACTGCTAGGGCTGAATGTCACCTCATACACCTTTCCCGGCGTTCCGGCGGCACCTCCTGCGCCTCCGTTCCCGGGCGTTCCCGCTCCTCTGTTGCTCACATTGCTGGAGTCGCTTGCCGAGGTGGTGGGGGCAGTCAGGTTGATCCTGGTCGTCTTGATCTCTTCGTCCTCCCAGGTCTCGGTCGAATCTCCACCTGGGCTCCCATCAAACCCAGCGCCGCCAGCGCCGATCAGTACAGCTCTTGCTGAGGTAGTTCCTTCCGGGAAGGTAAAGGTCCCAGAGCCTGTGAGAATTTCGTGTTTATCGTATGTTTGATTCTGTTCGAATTGGGGAGGAGCAAAACCAATCAGAAGTTTTTCCGTTGCCTTTAGTGTGTTTGAAAAATCAATATCCGCAGATTCCAGGCAAGCGGAGACATTCTTTTTTTCGTATGGATTCCATGCAGTAACACAATCCCCGCAACTTTCTCCTTGATATATTACGGGGGAATCTATCGTCTCCGTCCATTTGAAGTAGTTTACAAGTCGGCCTGCAACTGAAGCAGAATTTACAAGTGATACCAGGGTCGCATTTTTTACCCTCTTAACGTTCTCTTCTTCTGCCGCCGCTACATCTCGCACGATTTCTCGTGTATTATGGATGTATGCTCGCCCCATAAGCTTTCCAGACCCACCTGATAATTTCGCATAGTTGCTCCCTCTTTCGAGAATCGAGAAGCCTTGAGCCGATAAACTATACATGGGATTGCTAAATGTAATGATATCTCCTTGTGCTGTGACACCTTCAAATAGACTTGTCTGTTCTCCTCCCTCTACATATTGATGCTCAGTAACCACTACCTGAGTAATTTTTGCTGTTTTTGAAATCTTTGAACCTTTAAGGAGATAATCTTGATTGATGTTCCCTGATATTCCGTCCCAAAGTCCTTCGATCCGCAAGACCCCATTTAGGTCTGTTTTTACCCAGGCACCTATCGCTATAAGCACTTGAACCAGATTGTCTCTTGGTGTAGATACCGGGAGCCACCCATAAAGTTTAATATCCTTATATTTGTTCTGAATGGAAAATGGAATGGTTCCACAGATGTCAGAGATTACCGTTTGAGCCGTCTGCCCGTTGTAGATCCCCCCGTAGTGGATTCCTTCAGTCAGGATTCCAATGGCCGAGGTTGCGTACATGCTGTAACGTGCAGGGCCTATCCGCTCTACCTCTTGAAGGTAAAAAATCCCTTTTTGCAACCCATCATACATCCATTTAAGAGGAGTGTTTCTGGCAAAATTAGAAAATGTATTTCCAGAATCCCTTACCTCTGCGGAAAGGGTATTAGCTTCCAAAGACGAGGATCTTAGAGACATGGAGATCCCAACATTACCGGAAAAGATGTCCTTTGACGGATATAGCTTTCCGTTGTAGAGAATCTGATTCATGTCGGCACCCTCTTTGGCTCTCTGGCGTAAAATGTGACGGTCAGCCCTCCCCAGCATGTTCCATCATCCATATACTCCACTTCATCTTCTACTATTTCGATATATGCCTCATACGATAATGTGGCTTGTCCGTATGGGACCACTACCACATGGCTGTCAACGGGGGCAGTAAGAACTTCGTAGAAAGAATCATATTCCTCCCTACTCATTCCATCCGCAGAAATGACGATTTTATAGTCGTAAAATGTCCCTTGTAAATCGCGCCAATGGTATCCAGAGAGTGCATCATCTGAATTTTGGCCGTCCGCAATTCTTGCTTTTCTGGAAATGGATTCTACTCCAACGTTGTACCCAGTCCCATCCAATGTAAAGATATAGCTCATTATTGTCTCACTCCACCAGATCTTCTCCTGTGCGCTTATCTTCGCCTCTCATATACGGTCTCAGGAACTTTGCCGCCTCCCTGGGATAAAACCCGATATCCAACTTGACTCTCTGCTCCCCGCCGCCAGCCCGGCTCGAGCCGCTTTCGGTCTGTTCGCTCTGGGACCGGGGAACCGATGCTGAGACGGAGGCGGGGACCATTCCATCGTTTATCAAAGTGATACGCCGTTCAAAATTTGGCATAGACTTTTCTAATTCACTGAGCACATCTAAGTTGGATACGGCGTTTTTAACCGCCGATATGTTGCCCTCCAGTCCATTAGCTAGGCCCTGATCTATATTTTTACCCAGCCGCTCTCCTCGCTTAGATGGGGAGTGTACTTCTGCCTCTTTTTCTGCGGTCCCAAAAATCGCATCGATAACAGAGCCGATGGCATCTACCACATTCCCGACCATGGAGAGGAATCCGTCTATCAAACCTTGGATGATATTGACACCAATATCGAAAAGCATGCCAGGAAGTTGAGAAAGCCCGTCGATAATGGCTTCAATGATATCTGGTATAGCAAGAACAATAGATGGGATGGCTTGAATTAATCCGCTTACCAGGGCGAAAATCAAATCCATTCCAACGCTTACAATGGATGGAAGATTGTCCACTATAAAGTCAACAATTGCGGAAATAATCTGAGGAAGATTCTCCAATAGGCTTGGAATTGACTGGATAATTCCATCAGCTAATTTATATATAATATTTACTCCCGCATTTGCTATTTGGGGAAAATTTTCGGATAGAATATTCAAGAAAGATGTGATGATGTTTGGTATTTGTTCTACCAAATCAGGAAGTCCATCTTGAACCCCTTCCGCTATATTTTTCAGTATCTCTATCCCGACATCCAGGAACTCCGGAAAGACCTCTTGCATGTATTCCAGAAATCCGGTAATAATTTCAGGTATTCTTTCCGATAGTTCAGGAATGCCTTGCTCTATTCCTTCTGCAATATACGTGAGTAATTGCAGCCCAGCATCAACAAGGGATGGAGCTAATTCAAGTAGCGATGCTCCAATTTCTTGGACAATCTGGACCATGCCATCCAGCAATATTGGAAGGTTGTCAATTATGCCCTGGAGAATTGCTTGGAGAACATCAACGCCAAAGGATAAAAACTCTGGAAGCTTCTCTACTAGTGCCGTGACCATATTACCAATAGCACTAGAAAGAGCCTCGTCCGCTCCATCCACCCCATTCACTAGGTCGTTAAAGGCTGTAACGACGCTGGCAATGGAGGGAAGGAACTCCGCCAACAGATTGTTTTTTACCCTGGATACGGTCTCCCCCAGCTGGGCCAGCGTATCATCGAGCAGGATCTGGTTCTCCCGGGCCTGGATCAGCGCCTCATTGTTCCGGTAAAAGGCTTCGCTCGCTTCGTCATAGGTCCCGGACAGGGTATCCATAATAAGCTGGTTGCGCTCGCTCTCCGATGTACAGGCGGCCAGCTTTTCATTAAATTCATCCTCGGAGATACCGGCCCAGTTAAGTGCATCAGCCAAGACACCGGTTACCTGACCGACCTTCGCTGTCTCGTTGGCGCTCTCAATCAAGCCCTCGATTGGAAGAGAGTCGCCAAAGGTGCCAAATACGCCGGCGGCGATATTGGTCCATGTGGATACATCCTCTTCATTCTCCGCCAGCTTCGCCAAAAGTTGGGACGCTTCAGTGGCTGTATCTGTATCCCCCAATATTTTATAGAAGTCACTGTATGCTTTGGAAGCAGTCTCTGGACCATAACCGGCTGCTTCAAAAGCTGTGTTCAGTTTGCCTTGTGCAATCCGATATTCTTCGGTAGCTGATTCTAGCGAAAGTAGACCAGCAACGGCACCTGTTGCGGCTGCAGTAACGCCTGCAATAGCTGTTACAGTGCCCTTTACCGCTGTTTTTGCAACACCGCCCAGTTTAGAGAGGCCAGACTTAAACCCTTTGTCATCAATATCGGTTCCGATTTTTACAGTGCCGTCATTCGCCAACTATGCCACCTCCAGGGGCTATGGCACTACGGCACTTTTAACTCAAATATTTTTTTGCAGATTTTGCACTTCATCCAAATGTCAATTGATTTAGCTTTTGGACCCAGCATCACCCGACTGTCCACCACCCCGCAGTAGGGACATACGAATTTGCGCTTCTTCGTATCGTCTTTTAACATAGTCCTTCATGTCCTGTTCGGTTCTGTATGCGGGATTCCCGCCATTTAAGGCATACCGCGCTTTCATCTCCCGATATAATTGTTTTTGGTGCTTTGGGACATCTTTCATGTCAGCTGTCCGATATCCCATGATGCGGCATATCTCACAGTCCTGTGGCAAGGACTTGAACAACGCCTTAAATCTCCACCAATGCAATTTGACTTTACTAAGGTCGATTCCATAGCACTCCCAGAAAGCGGAGAAAACAAACTCGCTGTCCTGTTCAAAATCAAATGCCTGGGGCCGTGCTTTGCCTGCTCCTGGCTTTTCCTGTGAGGCTGCTGAATAAAATTCCATCATGGCCTCCAGGGACTCTTGAGAGGGCGGAAGGCCCAGGGATTTCATAAATCCACAGAGCCGTTCCGCTTTCGTTGTGTCATCCTCTTTAGCCACGAGCATCCCCTGGAACTCGATCCAACGGCGAAAATCCGTATCTACTGGATATTCTTTTCCATGGACCGTAACGCTTTCCGGCGGCTCCCTATACAGGCTCATTTCTTCAAATTGTACAAAGCGAGAAGCTTCTGTAACTCGGGCCGATTCAGAGCCTCCCGCGCTTCGGCCATCTTTGCTTCAATCCTGGCCTTTCGCGCCGGAGCGTCATATGCTGTGATGATATCCTCACAAGCCCTCATCAGATCGTTGGTGTCCACATCTTCCACATTAGGGAGAGAGCCAGGGGCCAGATCATCAACGAACATATGCAACCTCTGAACGGCTTCCCGCCGGGTGATCTCCCCATTGCGGTATTCCTGGTCGATTTTTGCCACAGCTTCTATTTTTTCATCTACGGCCAACGTCCGCGCAGGAAGATCGTAATTCTTTCCGAGAATAGAAACTTTATAGTTCATTTCGCTCTCTCCTTATACGGCAGAATAGGTGTACTCAGTAGGTGCGGTCCCAACGCTCCGCAGGTCGATGGAAATAGAAGAATTTTCGCCAGCGTTTCCACCGCCGTCGGAATTGACGATAATAGAAACCGTACCCTTTTCTCCCTTGCCTGTCAGAATGGAGAAATAAATATAGGGAACGACTACCTTCTGTCCGACTCCGTGGGCAATATTGATACCGAAGCAATAATCTTGGAACGCATCTCCGATATATCGATCTCCGGTGATCGCGAAAGTGCGCTGGGTCCCGGTTTTGGAAGTAGAGAGGCCGGTTCGAATGTACTGCTTGTCCTGAGTCACGGGGTTCATCTGCGGGTCAAGTCCCGCAATACCCTGCTGTACCACGGTGTAGTCTTTTTCACTTGTGGTCTCTCCAATGCCAACCGCAAGGACCCAGTCGTCATTTGTGGCAAACCCTTCAAATTCATCATCGGGAGTATATCCAGCCATCAGCTCAGATACTTTCATGATTCTTTCACTCCTTTTGTGTAATACCTAACTCTGACCTGGAACATATACTTGGCAACCGTTCCCGCCTCGTTTACGCCCGCCAGATTCGGCATGTTTTGTAGATTTTCAATACTTAAAACTTGACATCCTTGAAATTTGGGGAAATTTCTGACTCTGTTCTGCTCATCGATCCAGTCCATAAAGTCTTGGACAGACTGTGCCTGCTCTGCGTTCGTGTTGCTTGTACCCTGATCCTGCAGCAGCATTTGCACAACAGCAAACTCATAGACCTTGATCCCAGAATTACGCACAAATCTCTTTTCCCATACATCACTGTACACGGTTTCGACACTAACGCGCCCAGCTTTGTCCGTTGAACTGTTAAAGTAGAGAAAAGACTTCACGGCGGGGCATTGTTCCAGAAATTCTAAGATCTCCTTGTTTTTGTTCGCCATAAAGTCACTTCCTCTTGATGTACTGTTCGATATCCTCCGCCAGTTGGCCGCCTTTGGCTTTCATGGCAGCCCGTTCCCAGTGAGAGGTCGCAAGTGGGTGTTTGTCTGGAGAGTATTTTAGATGTCTATCCGTAGCGTGTTTGCTGGTATTCCGTTTTGCGTAAGTGCTGCCTCTTTCATCCACAAACACCTTGCCATCCCATTGAAAATGAGCATATGGAGATTTATAGTGAACATAGTTAGGAGTGATGTCTACCGTCTGGTCCAGCGCACCACTGTCCATTGGGACGTAGGGAGAGCAATAGGCATGCAGTCGGGTATGGGCATATTTCCTGACTTCATCCGAAAAAATGCGCTTGAAGGTTTTCTTCGGATTAAAAACCTCAACACTGATCTTCATACGCCCTCCAGATGGATGTGTCCCAATGGCAGCCCTGTGTTGTCCCGGACGGAGCGGACGGTCATAAACTCGTATTTTCCAATCAATTCCCGTATATTGTCCGGGTTTACGTCCTCCGTCACCTTCCCATGTACCACGATGTCACCGACAGAGGCCGTGAATCCCTTCATGTTTCCTTTCCACTCCTGGTATGGATGATAATCCGGCGATTCCGGAATTCGGACGGTCACCGTCTGCCCTATAGATACATCGGCACCTGAAACACTCCTAACGGTGGTACGGACAAACACACAGCCGGTCAGAACGGTTTTCTTCCAGACATCCAGGCCGTCTCCATCCTCCGCCACCCGGCGATTCAGGATAGTCACAGTCTCACGAAATAGGGGGGTCATGTCCCAACCTCCAAACTGACCAACTCAACGGGAAGTATCTCCACGATTTGGTCATATACAAAGCCCATCATTTGCTCCTCTGTACGAGCAGAGGCATAGCTGACAGTCAGACCATCGTTGTTGGTACTTGCTACATTGACATATCCACTCTCAACCTTCTTCATGGCGTCAATGATAAGCAACATACAAAGACGGATATCATCGTTTGATTCTTTGATCCTTCCTTGCGTCCAGTAATCCAGCTTTTTCCTTGCCAAAATTTCAAGGCGGGGGAAGGCGGATGCATTAGCTTCCCCCCCAAGCGCCTTATATTGGTCATAGGTGATATAGCCACACATCATGCCTTCCCCCTTCACATTAGGTCTTAGAGGCCACAGTGGTGTTCCCGGAGTTCTGCGCCTTATAGGTGCTGTCTGCCTCGACCACGGTGATCTTGTGTCCAGTGGTGGCGGTGATGTCAGACACACCATCCCAGGTAGTCCAGTTGCGTACGCTCTGACCGTAAGTAACTACCGGAGCCGTAGAGGGATCGGTCTTGTATTTATAGACATTGGTCGCCGTCTCCTTCGCCGGGGTAACAGTCAGTTTGGTGTCGCCGGAATCGGTTCCCGCCGCACTCTGAACCGTCAGCGCCCCAAGGGTGGGCGTGGTGTCCACATCGATGACCGCAATACCATCCAGATACTCCGCAAACAGGGTCATGCCCATGATGGCAAAACTTTCAGACACGGCGGTATGGTAATTTCCCTCCACATGGAAACCAATCAGGTTCGTTTCTCCGTCCGTGGTATAGACCAGACCAGCCCTTGCAAAGTCACTGGTGGACGGGTCCACATAGTAGAGAACGATGTTCTCCACAGGGGTTGCAATCACTCGGCCACGGGGGATCTCCTCGTCAGACAGCAGGAACACGGTGGAGAAGCCCATGAAGTTCTGCACATACTGGAAGCCGAAAGCTGTCTGGACGGTGATATTGGCGTCGCCCAGATAGT